GCACCCTGCACTAACAACTTGTCATGTTCAAACAAGCACCTCCAAGTATCCGCTGCACTTTGCGGCCTCCAATCGTACACTCCAGAACCCCACAGAATCGTTGCTGCCGCTTCAAACTGATCGTGTTTCAACAAGTGCTGAACAAAGTTTAGAACAGTCTGTCTAGCTACCTTTTCATCCAGTGTAACCAATTTTTTCTGCGAATTCGTTAGATTTGTCAGTATAAACTGAGCAGCATAGATGATTCCGTTGATATCATCTTTCTCCGCTTCCGTTCTAATTCTGGTGGCAATGTTAATTGCCTGAAGCACCGATGGTGACTTGTTATTCATTCACTTTCCAACCATACATCAGATTGAACCAAGCAAACTCCCTCTCCCCCATCTTCTTTCTGCTTCTAAATACTTTGGCAAATCTATTCACAAACCATTTTTTGTAATCGCTAAACTCTTCCATGCTCCAGCTTTTTTTAGTGTACCAATCTTCTTGGTGGGTGAATTCTTTGTCGAACCCTTCAAACCCAACTCGCTTGAACATCTCGTCCAACGCTTCCATTATAAATGTATCTACTTTGCTCATCATATTAATCCCAGTATAGTTGTGTTCCTGTTAGTTTTCCGCTCATCATTCTCTCCAAGACTGGCTCAACGTCCCACGGGTACAATCCCTTCTCATAGCAGGTTTGCATACCAAAGTACTCGCTGAACTTGTCTCTATCTATTCCGCTATTCTTCAATGCTTTATTTAGTACATCAAATTCAATATGCTCAATTGGATTGTCCGTGATAACAATCCCCAGTTGATCTATCCTGTTGTATTTCACTCCTCTTCCTCCTCTTCATCCTCGTCATACATGGAATTCTCAATCAATTCGTGGATTTTTACTTGCAATATTCCAACCATGCTTGCCAATGGCAAATCGAACTCGGCAATGTAGGTGTCTATCAGCTTATCAATTTTATTTTGTAGTTCTGTTATCTGATCTGAGTCTTTCATGTTCCTCCTTTAGTTGGTGTATTTTACCATTTTTATTCCAAATCCTCACATTTCCTAACTCTTCAAACTGGAAGTCCCACTCCTCTTTTGTGATGCGTCCGTGCATATAGTCCTCGTTTGATTTCCGCTGGGCTTCTTCTCTTGTCATTCCCAATGCTCCAATGGACATCTCTCAGTGTCCATAACTAGTTTAAGTTCCATGTTGCATCCGCAAATACCACATTTTCCAGCACCACTGAATGCCGTTGGATCGTAGTACACACACTGGCTACAGATCATCAACCTCTCCTCGATCTCCTCCTTGTTCCGTATAGGCATACCTGCCTTAACAAATGCCGCTGCACTTCTCACGAAGCTAATCGCTTTCTGCGCTATGTTTGGCTCAATCATTTCATTCCAAAGATGTTCTTCAGTGAATCCAGACTAGCACTGCTGCCATGATATGACCTTGGTTCGTCTTCACCCTCTTCTTCCCCATCATACATTGCAACGTCCCAAGTCGTATCAAACAACTTCCGCAGTCCTTTCGCAGACATGGTTACATTTCCACGTCCATTGAACGATGGGTTCTTGTTGCTGTACACCTTCCATAGTTCTTCCTTTGTCATACGTTTATCAAAGCAATGTTGAATTCCGCTGCAAGCAGTGTTGTTGATTCATCCGTTGGATACGTCTCACGATAGACTATCCTCTTGATGCCATAAGATGCAAGCGATTTCAGGCAGTTATTGCACGGCAATGTTGTAGATGCCAGCAGATAGCACTCCAGTGGTTTCACATGACGCAAGGCATTCTGCTCTGCATGGACAACGTAATTCCTACGCTTATCCCTGCAAGTCCAGTCCTCCACCATGTGCGGTGGAAATCCATTATACCCGCAAGCCGCAACAGTGTTGTCATGCCGCAGCAGCACCGCACCAACCTGCCTCCACGGGTCTTTGCTCTTCTTGGCTACCACTTCCGCTATCGACAATGCGTATTCGTCCCAATTCATGATGTATGTACTTCTCCAATATGATCTTCCAACCAGTAGACTGCCTGACCCGAATCCCGTACATCCTCTGGGAAGATGCACTCGTCTGATATGATTCCGTTTAATTGTAGTGCGTTCATTACTTTAGTTGCGTTGAGCCGCTTGTATTGAATGTAATGTTCAAGCGTGTTCACTCGTCGAATCCTTTCATACCATCGTACACAAAATACAATATAATGACTGCTAACACGATATATCCTATAATGTATCCCATATATGATCTATTGGCATGACTCACACTCTGGATCGTCGATGCGGCAAGTGCGCTCCACCTTAACTCCATCCAAGTCATCGTCATCCTTCAGCACAACTGGTTCCTCGATCACGTCCAGCTTGTCTGCCCGTGCGATTGCTGCTGCATTAGTGTACCTCTTCTCAGGGTAACGCTTCGACAGCTTCTCTGTATTTGCCTCGATGCACTCGTTAATCGTCAAGCCTAGTTCGTTAAGCAAACCAGTCAAGTAGAACAGGATATCTCCTGCCTCTTCCCTAATGTTATCGAAGTCTAATTGCTTCTGGTAGATAGCGTGTTTCTTCACTGCATCCAGTAACTCCCCAGCTTCGCCGCTGACTCCCACTGCCATGTGGAGAATGGATGCTTGAAGAGGTGTTAGCTGGACAAGGATATCATGCCCCGGCTTAACAATGGACTGCACAAACTGCTCGTATGGTGTAGTTAATTTCATTTTGTATGTATGTTGTAGTATGCCTTGCCGAAGCAACCTGCCTCAGCCAAGTTAACCAACCTTCCCTCACTACCTATAGCCTCGTCAAGCATCTTTTTCGTGATCATCTGTGGATGCCCATCATGTGGCTCGATATCAACCCACTCAAATATGCGAAGCACCTTCGCTGCTCGCAGTGCGTTGGCAATGATTAACGCAGGGTCATCTGTATGCTGGAGACAATTGTAAATCCAGCACTCATCGAACCACTCTTCAACCACGTCCTCACCTCGCACCACCAGACACTCGACCCCGTGAGCATGGTAACGAGCGTATGTCCATTGTGGATACTGGAGCGGATCCACTACCAATGCCCTGCCAAGTCCCTTTGATTTGAGCAGCATTGACGTTGGCCCACCACCTATGTCAATCACTGACTTTCCTGACAGGCTAAACCCGTAGCCCACTTGGTGCAGTCCCATGTATCTAGCGTAGACATAGTGCTTCTGGTCTTCATCGAAGGTGTTGCAGCAGTCACCCCAGTAATCCGATTCAAACATGTAGTCACTCATGGTTCCCCTTTCAGCTTGCGATAGTGGGCAACCGCTTGGGGCCACAGGTCATGCCAACCTGATGAATCAACCAACTTGTTAGCGCAGTCCCTCCACTGGTTGCGCTCACGCTCAAGCTGACGGGCATGAATAACATTAATATATACGGAACTTGATTCATCACCACAAGTTGTTACTGAATCGCTGATTGTAAGCCCGTCATGTTTTTCTATCTCATCTGTCTCTGGTGTATTATTCATATTGTTTCGTGACAAATAGTGGGTAGTATTTGTCACAAGGTTTGTTGGTTATTGGATGGGTAAGTCATTGTCATTGCATCGATTCCATTGCCATCAGCGTACCATCCTGCCCCGTTGTGTACGTCTAGTACGTCTTGGAAGTATTTCTCATACCTAGGTGCAACTCGTTCAAGTGTAAAGTTCTCTCCAAATGCACGACAGTCCGCTGGTCTGATCTTATCAATGTTGTGGATTGCATCGACGTAATCACCCATCGTGCGGCATCGATACCCAGTGACACCATGGAGGTTGTTCTCTGCGAAGGATCCCCAGTCGCTGGTTATCGTTGGGGTTCCAGATAGCAGGTTCTCAATCTGGACTCCACCGAATGGTTCCACATACTGGCTAGGCAGGAAGGATGCCTTGGCTTTAGACATGAGTTCCTTTCGCTTAGGAACGTCAGCGTAGCCCACATATTCGACGTGAGGTGGGAATGTATACCCAGCTTCCTTCTGACCCGCTACAACCAGTTTAACACCTGCCCTACGGGTTGCGTCGATTGCGATATCAACTCCCTTGCCGCTATAGACCCTGCCAAGGTACAGGAAGTAATCGCCTTTCTGGTCATTAAATGTGAAGTCATCGATGTCGAAGTAGTTCGGGATGACAACGCTATAGTTATCCTGCTGGCACTGCCCAACTGCACCCATGCCGCAGAACGCATGATAAATCGCATATGACTCCCAGACCTTCCACCTAGCCCAGTGACCACCAGCGTACCCTATCCCCGGCTCAACTACGATCATATCATGTTGGTGTGCATCACATATCGGTCTGACTCCAGACCCCCAAAATGGAAGAATAAAGTCGTTCTTTTTCTTTCTAAAACCTACCTCCCGAATGGCATTTGCGTAGAACGTCTGGTATGCGTGATCATTGGTATCGAACTTGAAGAACGTCTTGCGCCAGTCATGGCTGCCATAGCTCTTTGCAAAGTCATCATTGGTCAGGACGCTGACGTGTTCGGTGCAACCTAGAAGACTATCCTCATGCCCATAGTGGATGACCTCATGGCCCCTGTTGGTCATCATCTTGCCAAATTTGACCACCTTCTGCGTGTAGGCACAGGCATTAAACTCTTTGCTTGTAACTGTGTGCGGAAGCCCCAGTGCGTGGAATCTCATTTTTTCTGTTTTCATTATGTACTACTGCTGTTATGTGAAGTTATTGGTTATTTTCCCTGTTCTTCAGCTTGTTGATCAAGGACTTCTGCTTGTTTACGTCACGTTGCAATTCGTGGATGATTTGCCGCAATTCTCTAATCTCCTGCTTTTGTTGCTGGATTATACGCATCTCTGGTGTTATCTCATGCGCTTTCATAGGTTCTCTAGGATCTCTGTTAGTTTTGCTTTCATGTTGTTGACTTGTTTCAGGCTGTAGTAATCTTGTGCGCTCACTTCGTATGTCGAGTACCTGTGATTGCACTTTCCGTTATCGCAGTATCTACGTCTCGAAAATCGATTGCCGAGGTCACGGCATTCCATAACGTGGGTTGTTGAACTGCATTTGGGGCATAGCTTGACCATTTATTGATAAACCCTATATATGGGGTATTTGAAAATAGTTAACACAATATGGTGATTTTTATCGACAAGATTGCTGATTTTGTGGTTAAAATGCATTAGCAGATCGTTCGCTATCCCACATGATCCTCTCCAGTCGCTTCGATCCGCAGTGGCTTCTCCTCTGGTTCCCTTCCCTCGATTAGCTCAATGGGTTCAGCACTTCGATCACCGATGGTGAATGTGACGTTAAGCGGTTTCGCTTGTGTTGATTCTATTTCGATTTTGTCTCCGTACTGACGTGCGTTCCATTTACCTAGTAGACGGATACGAGTGTCAATTCTGACCCTCTTCTCCTGAGCATCGAGCATTGGATCATCAGCTATTCTTATGCAGTCATCTGCGATTGCGTGAGTACCTATTTTTCGTGATAGATGAGATTTATTGCGGAATTCTTCGTTTGAGCATTCCCAACGCCATACTGTTGAGTAGTTTGGCATACCTTCAAGATTACAGATAGATGAGAGTGTTTGACCCATTGCGAGTCGTTCGCAGATTTCATCTCCGAGAGCTTCGTCGTACTTTGGAGGAGTGCCTACTTTGCGTGATGGTTTAAAGCTCATATGGTTGCTTGGGTTTAGGTTTACGCTTGGGTAATTGTGACTTCGGTTCGTTGTTCTGCTTGGGTGCGGACTTTGACTTGCGAGAACGTGATGTTGACGCTTTCGGGGTTATCGTCTGGGATGAGGTGTGCGTATCTAATTTGGTCAATGAGAGGTTTGCAGCCTCCAGCGAGATTATCAACGTCGAGAGTCTTGGTTGAGAATCTTGTAATTCCGAGAGTGTATAGCGGATTGCACTTAGTAGTGCATTCCTTGCTAGGTTCTTTTGCTTTTGGTACTTTGACCAGTGAGCGTTTAGGAGCGTGT